TGTCGGGGTGGATCTTGATTATGATGGGGTACTGTGGTTGGGGACACTTGCTGAATTGGAGGACTATTTGGAAAGCAGTTCCGGTTCTTACATAGATCCGGTAGATGTGCCCGAGGCCTACCCAATTAAGCGTACGGAGAAAATACCGATATTGGGAAAACCTACGGCGTTCGTAAGAGTAGCATATTTAACACCTTGGTTGAATACATAATGGCAAAAAGATTATCGGCACGGAAATACAGAGCCCAATACCCGTTAACTGGTGTACAGGGATTTGAGCAGGTAATGGAACGGCTCAATAAAGCCCTATTAGAAATTGAGGGGGGTTCTGTCCGTGGTTTGGTTTTAGCGGCAGATGCTATCCGGGTTGCTACAGAAACAACGCCACCCCTGACACCGGTTGACCTTGGTAATTTACGTGCCAGTTGGTTTGTAGTAACGTCAAATAAAGATAAGGTAAAGCTACCTGAGGTAAGAAATGAAAAGGGAAAACTTGTACGAGAAGGACGATTCCGTGGGCCGAATGCCGATACAATGAAAAAAGAACACAAGATGGTAAAGACATTGGCTGAATCCGAAATTTCTGCACAGGATGATCTGCATATTGTGATGATGGGGTATAGTGCAAACTATGCAGTCCATGTACATGAAGGTCCTCGGGGGAACCTAGGGGCAAACTTCAAGCGTCCCGGGGCCGGGGTAAAATGGTTTGAAGCAGCCTTCAACCGTAACGCAAAAAAGATATTACGTGTAATCGCAGCTAATGCAAGGGTAAAATGAATGCACCAAGTGAAGATGTAAAAGATATGTTGATTGCTGAAAGTGATTTGAATTTAACTTTTAATAGCAATCTATTCGTCGGAAGAGTCCCTCCCAAGCCTTCTGATGTAGTTGTCATTATTGATACATATGGTTATCCACCAGATTTGGGTTTATCAGAGGCTGATTACGAAAGACCCGGAATTCAAATTATTGTCCGTAATCGCGATTATAATGTTGGAATGCAATTAGCACAAGATATCAAGGCGGCGTTACATGGTCGTAAGCACGAAACATGGAATGGAGCTTTGTATTTGGTTCTCACCTGTTTGGGAAATCCCGCTCTCCTTGAATGGACTGAGAACAATTTAGCAACATTTAGTATTAACTTTAATCTGCAGCGAAGAGCTGTTTAAAAAGGAGGTTAAAAATGGCAAGTAAAGCTATTGCCGGTGTAGGAACAAAGTTCAAGAGATGGAACGGCTCTGCATGGGTCGACATCGCTGAGATCAATTCCATTACCGGACCAAGCATGTCGAGGGACACGATTGACGTCACCTCGTTGGACTCTACTGGAGGGTACAGGGAATTCATCCCGGGTTTCCGTAATGCAGGAACTGTTGTACTCGCAATGAACTTCACTCGTGAGACTTACGAACAGATGCTGGATGACTTCGAAGACAACACTATCCAGAATTACCAGATTGTTCTTCCGGACGAAGAAAACACTGGCTTGGACTTCGAAGGTCTGGTTTCTGAATTGCCTCTGACAATTCCTGCTGATGACAAGGTCACCGCAGACGTCACCATTCAGGTAACTGGAAAAGTCTACGTCAGTTCTGGTGGTAGCACGGGTGTGTAATCAAAAGACATTCCTAATCAAGGAATATTTTTTCAACAAATTATTAACAATCAAAAACAAACTAATCATGGGATTTTTAGACAAGACAGCACTCCTTACAAAAGAGGAACTGGAAATCGTAAAAGTTGACCTGGGTAAAGGTGACTTCGTGTACGTTCGTCAGATGACTGGCAGGGAACGTGACAAATTTGAACAGTCTCTTATCAAAGAGAACAAGAATGCCGAGGGTGGTTTTGAAAGGGCCCTGGATGACTTCCGCGCCAAACTTGCGGTGTGTACCATTTGTGATGAGAAGGGTAACCTTCAACTTACTCCACCTGACGCCCCTCGTCTCAGTCAGATGATGAGTGCCGCACGATTGGAGAAGATCGTTAACAAGGCACAGGAGATGAACAAAATTTCGGAAGAGGATAAGGAGAACTTAACAAAAAACTCAAGCGGCGACCAAGTCGCCAGTTCGCCTTCCGACTCTGCCGAGAATTAGGGTATCCTCATCCAGACTACCTATTGGACCATTTAACATCGGCACAACTCTCAGAATGGGAAGCGTACGACAAGATGGATCCAATAGGCACCTGGAGGGAAGATTACCGAATGGCCGTTCTAGCATCATTGATTGTAAACATTGTTAGCAAACTTTATGCGAAGAAAGGGCATACTCCAAAAGAGGTACTACCTACTGAGTTTATGCCAAACTGGACAGGAGAAAAACGGATTGAGCGTAAGCAAAGTGTTGCAGATATGAAAAATGTTCTTATGAGTATCGCCAAAGCAGCGAAACAGAAAGAACAACAGGACAAAGTGGATGAGATGAGATCGAAGAGACCGCCTTTGGCTTTTAACAAGAAGCCTGTGCGGAAACCTCTTAACAAGTAGAAGCGATGGATATCGGGCGATTGACAGCAACATTGGCAGTGCAAAACCGTGGTTTTGTAGAGGCAAATCGTGCCATGCAAAATCTGCAAAAAACAACTCTTCAAGCCGTCAACATAATCAATAACAGATTGGATGCTCTTGAAGGGCAGGTTGGGGCTTTGACAGGTAAGTTGACTGCCATGGGCCAAGCGTCGGCCTCAGCCAATCGTATGATTGGGGATTCTACTGCCGCAGGTGTTGGGAAAGCAACGGCCTCATTTGATACATTATCTTCCAAAATGCACCAGGCCGCAATGGGGTTGAGGAGCTTCGGTTGGTTAGCAACAACTGTATTCACCTTACCCATTGCTGCAGCTGGTAAAACTGTTCTAAAATCATATTCTGAGTTTGAATACTCCATGATGAAAATTGTGGGGTTGGTTGGGATTGCTCGTTCTGAAATTGAGCAGTGGTCTGTTTCCGTCAAGGAGATGTCAAAGAGTATTGGGCGCTCACCGTTGGAACTGGCCGATGCTTTGTACTATGTAACATCCTCAGGTTATAAAACGGCCGCTGCGTTAGGTGTTGTTGAACAATCTGCGAAAGCCGCCGCCGCAGGCCTCGGAGAAACGCAAGACATAGCTGACCTTGTTACTTCCGTTATGAACGCCTACGGGCAAGGAAACATATCCGTAGCGAAGACACTTGACGTATTGACGGCAGCCGTTCGAGAAGGTAAGGGAGAGGCTTCACAGTATGCAAAAGTACTTGGTTCGGTTGTTCCTTTTGCCGCACAATTAGGTGTCACATTTGATGAGGTTTCTGGGGCAGTTGCCTCAATGACATTATCAGGGGCGTCCGCAGCCAACGCGGCAACGTATCTGAGAAACATCTTTATGAAATTACTCAAGCCGGCGAAACAAAGTGAGGATGCTTTGCGAGCGATGGGATCCTCAACGGCTGAGCTTCGAAATATGTTGGGTGAACAAGGATTAATGCCGACCCTGATAAAAATACGAGAACTCACCAATACATATGGAGAAGATATGTTAGGTAAAGTGATACCTAACATTCGTGCTATGTTGGCAGAGTTGATGTTAACCGGAAAGAACCTTGAGTACAATCAACAGGTGATGGAATCGGTTACCAACTCAAATATGGATTTGGCGAAGGCCTATCAAGCCGTTTACGATGTAACAAAGAACCGTTTAAACCGAGCAAACGCTGAATTGAAATCCAGCCTTATTGACTTAGGAGAATCATTGAAGGAAACAATTATTCCAATATTGGAGAATCTTGCCAAGACACTTGCTAATATTGTTGAATGGTTTATAGCACTTGATGACAGTACTAAAAGGACAGTACTTGGTTTTACTGCGTTCCTTGCTTTGATTGGTCCTGCCTCGCTTATTGCATCTACATTTGGTTTAGCAATACACCAGGTAGCCGTTTGGGTAAATGGATTGGCCCGTGCTATGGGTGTACTCCGTGTGGCAACGATTGGGGCATCTGGTCCAATAGGCGCCGCAATTACATTACTTGGTGTTGGTGTTGTTGCTTTAGCACGTTACCAAAAACGGTTAACGGATGCCGCCCGTGATAACAATGTATTTGAAAAGACATTGGTTGATGTTAACGGGGAAATTAAGAAACTGAAAGAATTAACCGCAGTTGACTATTCCATCTTAGGACCAGAGGCTATTGGTAAGATGAACGTTCAAGCCCGTAATGAGGTTTTGAAATTGACTGAAGGTATTCAGGAAGCCTTTATGCGGGGATTTGAGGATAACAATAGTCTTAAAAATATGGAAGTAACCATTGGCGGGGTTACAGATAAATTGAAAAACTTTTCACAGGAAACACAGGAAGCATTTAAATCAAAGCTTGCCAAGAAATATACAGACGAAGTTGTACAAGGTTGGGAAACAATAGGGAAGACTCGGCAAAAATTCCTTATGAAAGAAGCTGGACCACAGGATGATTACTTGAGCAAAATACTTATTCCAAATCTTCTTTTAGCAAAGAAACAGTATGATGAAACAAGTGTTGCCGCTGAAAATTGGTATAAGACGTGGCAAGAGCAGTTAGAAAATTCACGTAAAACAGGAACCCAGACAGAGGATACATTTAATGCAAAAGCAGCCTTGGCCTTAATGAATGAGCAGTTAAGGCAAATCGGAGTATTGGAAAAGGCTTATACTAAATTAGGTGTCGAGGGGTACGATGCTAATAAGGAACGATTAGACCTTTATAATGATACGCTCCGTGACTTCATTGAAAATGGACACGGGGCGGATGCTGCCGCGAAAGCAATGGCGGAAGCAATTAAAAACTTGTCATTTATTGTTGAAACATCAAAGAATAAACTCTACCAATTTGGAGAGGCTTGGTCCTTTATCGAGGCAAAAGAAAAAGCTCTTGGTGATGGATTTGACGCCACCGCTGGGAAGTTGTCCATGTACAATGAAATGCTTGATACATTTATTGAGACGACAACTGAGGCCGCTAAGACA